TGCGTAACGAGGTAGGTACATCGGGTTGTCAACCCTTCTCCTATCACTTCCGACGTCCGGCCTTATCCACGCATGTGGCATCGGTCGGGCGAGGGTCGCAACGCTAGCTAGCCAAGGTTCGGTTGACTAAGCCGAACCTAACGCCTAAACCTCCCGTCATCACGACGGTAGGTCCCGCACGGAATTTCAGATCTGGTTCCACCAGGCGTCCTCGTCGCAAGCGACGAGTGAAGGATTTATCGGTTCGGTGACGATTTCGTCGCCGAGGCGTTTCCAATTCGCTTGGTAAACGTGGGTCGTGTTAAACGCGATTCTCGATCTGTGGTAATTAGACGGTCGAGCACCGTCAGCAATCCGATTTGCCTCGCGCGGTCTAGGAGACCGCATCTCGCGAAGCTCATCAGGTCGCAACTCTCGGTCTTTCGCAAAACGGTACAGCCATTCTATGTAACCAACTTCAGCTCTCATACGAGGCTTATGGTTGGCGACCATTGCATGGATTTGTACCCACGTGTCGTCAGTGCCCTCGACTAATATTCTTGGGTATAACGACATACACGACGAAGGATCATCGTGCTGAATGCCGATTTTGCCATCCGATGTGAACGGAGGGTACACAAAGCCTGAAAGGACTTTGCAAACCCTTCTATAAGCGCGCTTAAAACCGCGCCTATATAAGTCGTTCGCTAAGGACACGAGATCGATATAATGCTCGAATCCGCGACCAAGCCTTAACCCTTTGAATCGTCGTGATAAACGAAGCGGCGTAATGTCAACGCCACGAAGGTATTCACCTCCGCAACTTTCACGATATGGTTCGTTTCCTGAAAACGTCTTTCGACGATTAACAGTGAAACCATAGCGCTCCAGTAGCGTTATGAAGGACTTGGTCACCTGCTGTTCGCAGACTGCGTCGTCTCCGTAGACTCTTGGAGACGATCGGCGGACTTTAGCGACAAGGTGTGCTTCAAAGAGAATCAAAGTCACCACCAACGTTAAGATGGGAAAGCATACCGCGTTCCCCATCGTCGCGAAGATGTGATTGACGACCACGCCCTTACCAGGCACGTCGATGAGAATCGGACGTGCGTGGCGCAGGATGCGCCACAGGCGTGAATCCTCTCCTAGCAGTTCCTCGACGAATCGGTAACCGACGGAATCGCTCGCGGATGATAAGTCCACGGTCGAATATGTGCCGGTCAAGCTGCCAAACCTCGCGGCCTGACAGTTTCCTGATGCGTCATGAAGGTCAATAACTTGCTTTAAGATCGCGGTCGAATGTATCGCTTTATAGAGGCCTCTCTGGACCCCTTTTGCGAAAAACATCCTAGTGCAATCCTCTATCGCAATGAGACGGCGCTTCTTCCACGTCTTCGGTACGTCCATGAATTTAGACGGAACGAATTCGCTGAAGTGCTGACCGAATACCAGGTCCTTCAAGTACGCCGGCACAGGTAAACCCGCGTCAACGCACAGACTTTCGAAAAGAGGAAGGTTTACAATCTTATCCTTCTCCCAGATCTCTAGTCTACGTGTGGTCCGTCGCTTATTAGGCTGACGAAAACCCACGCTTCCTGGTCCGTGAGTAGGCTCAAAACCCTCGACGACGCAATCAACGAAAGCGTCGTCGATGACGTATCTCGCAATCCGTTTAAGGAGGCGAGACGGGCGGTGAGCATCACGGCTATTATTAACCTCGAGTACGGCAGCATAGTCGAACTCACATTCCCCGATATCTATTCGGAGAGGGAGTGCAAATATCTGGTACGCACCCTTAAGAAACTCAACAGGGTTCGCACCCCGTTGCTCCCAAAGGAGCCCGATGATCGTAACCAACGATCTAGGACACCCTCGCAGCAACATCCGGTCACAAAGACCGAACGTCTTCTCGAAGCCAAAATCTTCGTACCCGATCGAATTGTGAAAATACTCTTCGATCAAGACGTCCT